TCTATTAGGAAGACCCCCCGTCAGGAGTCCCAACCTCCCCTTGCCCCCGTAGGGGGTATATTATATAACCGTACTGCGCCTCGCCCCCCGTCCTCTCCCCGTGGTGTGCTGCGGATAATCGGAATAAACGTCGTCTGACCCACGACGGGCGCTCCAGCTTGCTTCTTGGCGGCATTTCGGTATAGCCCTCGCTCCCTCCCCTAGCGGGGTAACCCGGATGATCAGCAGCATCGCCCGCTGCTGGGGGGCCGGACCCACTTTACAAACTCCCCCGTACGCCCTTATAGGCAAGGTCTGCTCCCACAAACCGGACGCTGCGCATGCCCATTGCCAAGATCGAACCCACGGATAAGCATCCCATCCCGTACTCGCTGGATGCTGATGAACCCGAGGATTATCTGACGCAGGTGCTGATCGCAGGGAATACCGCCGATGTACTTGAGCAGCTTGGTGCCCCCCTCGAAGTCGACGACAGCACGTTCCATAAAGAGAAGGCGCTGATTGATGCGGCGTTGAAGGGGAAGAACCCAGACGCCTTGCGGCAGTATCCGGCAGCGGTAGCTGCATCTGCCTTCGTTAAGCGGTATGGAAGCAGCATCGCGCATGAAGTGTCCGAGGTGCGCACGGCTTTGACCAACAAGCTGCTTGAAATTGCCGACTGCGGAGACACCAAGCACGAACTGCGTGCGATTGAGCTGCTGGGTAAGCACGTCGATATCGGCCTGTTCACCGAGCGCAGCGAGATCAACATCAACTACAAGGACCCCGAGAGCCTGGAGAAGGCAATCAAGGAGCGGGTCAAGCGGTTGCTGAACGCAGACATTATAGACGTGACGCCTGTCGGGATGGACCTCGACGAGGAGCTAGGCGTCTTCGAAGGTCCCGACGAAGAGCCGGAGGGTGACGAGCCCGATGCTTGACGACATCTCCCTCGTAGACATCCCCAAGATACTCCACAAGCTGCCGCCGCGCGAGCAAGAGCTCTTGCTGGCTGAGCTGGACAAGTTGGCCGAGATGAAGCAGCGCAAGCTGTCTCAGACCAAGTTCCTTGCCTTCGTGAAGGAGGTATGGCCCGCGTTCATTGCTGGGAGGCACCATGCGAAAATGGCGGATGCGTTTGAGCGGGTGGCTCGGGGCGAGTGCAAGAGGCTTATTATTAATATGCCTCCTCGCCACACTAAGTCTGAGTTTGCCTCTTATCTATTGCCTGCTTGGTTTCTGGGGAAGTACCCGCACAAGAAGATCATCCAGTGCTCCCACACAGCTGAGCTCGCCGTTGGTTTCGGTCGTAAAGTCCGTAACTTGGTTGATACGGATGCCTACAAAGCAATTTTCCCTGATCTTGCGCTGGCATCCGACTCCAAGGCAGCAGGACGCTGGAATACCAATAAGCAGGGCGACTATTTCGCTATCGGTATTGGTGGTGCCGTTACCGGTAAAGGGGCCGACGTCCTCATCATCGACGATCCACACAGCGAGCAAGAAGCTGCGCTGGCCGAAGTGAACCCAGATATATACGACAAGACCTACGAGTGGTATACTTCGGGCCCCCGTCAGCGTCTGCAACCAGGTGGGTCCATCGTCATCGTCATGACACGGTGGTCGAAGCGAGACCTGACGGGCCAGATTATCAAAGATGCGGCGGCCAACGAGAGCATTGGCGAGTGGGAAGTCATTGAATTTCCAGCAATTTTGCCCAGCAACAACCCGCTGTGGCCCGAGTTCTGGGAGTTGGATGAACTTCTGAAGGTTAAGCGCGACGTCCCTAACAGCAAGTGGATGGCGCAGTACCAGCAGAACCCCGTGTCTGAGTCTGCTGCTATTATTAAACGTGAGTGGTGGAAGACGTGGGAGCGCGAGAACCCACCCCAGTGCGACTTCCTGCTACAAAGTTGGGACACGGCCTTCGAGAAGACGCAGCGAGCGGATTACTCGGCGCAGACCACATGGGGTGTGTTCTACCACCCAGACGACAACGGTATAGATCAGGCCAACATCATCCTGCTGAACGCGGCGCGTGACCGCGTGGAGTTCCCTGCTTTGAAGCAGTGGGCCATCGACGAGTATAAAGAGTGGGACCCAGATAGCGTCATCATCGAGAAAAAGGCGTCAGGGGCACCGCTCATCTACGAGATGCGGTCCATGGGCATACCCGTGCAGGAGTTCACCCCGACAAGGGGTAACGACAAGATCAGCCGTCTGAACGCTGTGGCGGACATATTTGCCTCTGGACGGGTGTGGGCCCCAGCAACGCGCTGGGCTGAAGAAGTCATTGACGAGGTGGCTGAGTTCCCTGCGGGTAGCCACGATGACTTTGTCGACACCGTCTCCATGGCGATGCACAGGTTCCGGCGCGGGGGCTACGTGACTACTGCGCTAGACGCAGACGACGAACCGCTGTATTTTAAAAGCTCACGCAGGCAGGGTTATTACTAATGGCAATTGACAAGGCTCTTAACGCCGCCCCCACTGGCTTGACTGCTATGCAGCCGTCGCTGGACATCGACGAGCTCTACGCTGAGCCGAACGAGCCTGAGATCGAGATCGAGATCGAGCTCGACTTGGACGACGAGGGGGAAGAGGACGAAACGCCTCCGGGGTTTGACGACAACCTTGCCGAAGACATGGACGACGGGCAGCTGACCGAGCTGGCGGGTGACCTGCTGGGTGAGTTTGATGAGGACATCAGCAGCCGCAAGGACTGGATACAGACCTACGTCGACGGCCTTGAGCTGTTGGGTATGAAGGTCGAGGACCGCACCGAGCCGTGGCCCGGTGCCTGCGGTGTGTACCACCCGCTCCTGTCTGAAGCTCTGGTCAAGTTCCAAGCTGAGACCATGATGGAGACGTTCCCAGCACAGGGGCCGGTGCGGACGCAGATCATCGGTGAAGAGACGCCAGAGACGCGTGACGCCGCCCAGCGTGTGCAGGCGGATATGAACTACGAGCTCACCGACGTCATGACGGAGTATCGGCCCGAGCATGAGCGGATGCTGTGGGGTCTGGGCCTGTCAGGTAACGCCTTCAAGAAGGTCTACTACGACCCGAGCTTTGGCCGTCAGACGGCTATGTATATCCCCGCCGAAGATGTGGTGGTGCCTTACGGTGCGTCCAACCTTGAGACGGCAGAGCGCGTCACCCATGTGATGCGTAAAACGCCTAATGAACTCAAGAAGTTGCAGTCAAAGGGCTTCTACCGCGAAGTCGAGATGGCTGACCCCGTCGACAGCTTCGATGAGGTTGAGAAAGCCATCGCGGAGAAAATGGGCTTTCGAGCCAGCTCTGACGACCGCTACAAGCTGCTGGAAATGCACGTCGACCTCGTGCTTCCGGACGACGAGTTTGCCAAGGACGAGTCCAAGGCCGGCATCGCCGTGCCTTACGTAATTACCATCGAGAAGTCGTCGCAGACCATCCTCGCTATCCGTCGTAACTGGAACCCAGACGACGAGATGAAGCAGAAGCGCAACCACTTCGTGCACTACGCGTACGTTCCGGGGTTTGGCTTCTATGCCTTCGGTCTCATCCACCTCGTGGGTGCCTTCGCCAAGTCGGGCACCAGTCTTATCCGTCAGCTGGTCGATGCGGGTACGCTGAGCAATCTGCCCGGTGGCTTCAAGACCAAGGGTCTGCGGGTCAAGGGTGATGACACCCCCATCGCTCCGGCTGAGTGGCGTGACGTCGATGTGGCGTCAGGTACGATGCGCGACAACATCATGCCGCTGCCGTATAAGGAGCCCAGCCAAGTCCTCTACAGCCTTCTGGGTACCATCGTAGAGGAAGGCCGTCGCTTCGCTGGCGCTGCTGATATGAAGATCAGCGACATGTCGGGTCAGGCTCCGGTCGGCACGACGCTGGCTATCCTTGAGCGCACCTTGAAGACCATGTCGGCGGTGCAGGCGCGCATCCACTACGCGATGAAGCAGGAGTTCAAGCTCCTTAAGAACATCATCCGCGACTACACCTCGGACGACTACGGCTATAAGCCAGAGGTTGGCCCCAAGCGCGCCAAGCAGAGCGACTACGACAAGGTGTATGTCATCCCTGTGTCGGACCCCAACGCCGCCACCATGGCGCAGAAAATCGTCCAGTATCAGGCGGTTATCCAGTTGGCGCAGTCGGCTCCGGGCATCTACGACATGCCTTACCTGCACCGGCAGATGCTTGAAGTGCTGGGTATCAAGAATGCCCAGAAGCTCGTCCCGCTGCAAGACAGCGACGAGATGAAGCCCCGCGACCCGGTCAGCGAGAACATGGACGTCCTGAACATGAAGCCGGTCAAGGCGTTCATGTACCAAGACCACGAAGCGCACCTTGCCGTCCACATGGCGGCTGTTCAAGACCCGAAAATCCAGCAGATGGTGGGGCAGAGCCCCAACGCACAGACCATCATGGCGACTATGACGGCTCACATGCAGGAGCATCTGGCGTTCGAGTATCGCCGTCAGGTGGAAGAGCAGGCGGGCGTCCCGCTGCCGCCGCCCAATGCTGAGATGGACGAGAAGACCGAGCTGGAGGTGTCTCGCCTTGCCGCTGCCGCTGCCCAGCAGTTGCTCAGGAAGAACCAAGGCGAAGCTGCCCAGCAGCAGGCTCAGCAGGCGGCACAGGACCCAGTTATGCAGCTTCAGCAGGCCGAGCTGCAACTCAAGGCCGAAGAGCTTAGGCAGAAGGCGCAAAAGCTTCAGGTCGACGCCGCAGATAAGGCGGACAGGCTGGACATCGAGCGCGAGCGCATCGCCGCTCAGAAGGAGATCGCCGGTCTCAACGCTGGGGTCAAGGTTGCCACCGACAAGGCACGTCTGGCGTCAGACGAGCAGCTCGAAGGGCTGCGTGTGGGCGTCCAAGTTGCTCGTGAGAGCATGACGAGTGAGCAAAAGCCGGCTTAAACCCCGGCGCAGGGAGAGACTAAATGAGCAACGACATCTTCCGCCATCTGGCGAACAAGAACAACGAGGAGATCAAAATCCTCTCTGACGATTTGGCGCGTGGGCACGCCAAAGACCACGGGGAATACAAGTACGCCGCTGGCGTAATCCGTGGGTTGATGATGGCTAACAGCTTCATCGCTGAAACTGCCCACAAAATGGAGACTGACGATGACTGATACAGAGGACAAAACTCTGTTCGACGAGCTACCTACCCTCCGTAAAATGACCAATGTCGAGGCGGCTAACCAGCCGGTTGAAGACAAACCCAAGCAACTGCCGGAACCATCGGGTTATCGCCTTCTGTGCGCGGTGCCTGACGTCGAGGAGAAGTATGCCAGTGGTCTGTACAAGGCGGATATCACCCGACACCACGAAGAGCTGACCACCCCAGTGCTGTTTGTGCTGAAAATCGGCCCCGACGCCTTCAAGGACCCCAAGCGGTTCCCGAACGGTCCGTGGTGCAAGGAAGGTGATTTCATCCTGACCCGCCCGATGGCCGGTAGCCGTGTGAAAATCCACGGTCGGGAGTTCCGTCTTATCAACGACGACAGCGTTGAGGCTGTTGTGGACGATCCGCGAGGCATTTCGCGCGCCTAACGGGAGCGTTTTCCCGTACAAAGGAGAGAAGTGATGGCTACCAAGCCTATTGACGACGACATCCAGTGGGAAGTCGAAGCTGAAGACGACGAAAAGCCTCAAGTCGAAGTGGTCGACGATACTCCGGAGGCTGACAGGGGCCGTGAGCCCATGCCGAAGGAGATTGTCGAGGAGCTGGAGAGCGACGAGCTCGAAGAATACTCCGATAAGGTCAAAACCCGCCTCAAACAGATGAAAAAGGTCTGGCACGACGAGCGCCGAGAGAAGGAACGCGTCCAGCGTGAGCAGCAGGAGGCTCTGAACGCCGCCCATCGACTGCTGGAAGAAAACCGCCGCCTGAAAAAGACGCTGTCTGAAGGCGAGCAGTCACTTGTTGGCAGCTATAAGCAGACCGCCGAGTATGAAATCGACGCCGCCCGCAGGGCATATCGCGATGCGTACGAGTCTGGTGACGCTGACAAGGTCGTTGATGCCCAAGAAAAGCTCTCGCGGGCTACTTTGCGGCTTCAGCAGGTTGAGCAGTATCGACCTACTTTACAGCAGGAAGAAACTGAGGTAGACATTGTACCGCAGCAGGTGCAACAGCCCCGGCTCGACCAGAAAACGGTTACGTGGCAAGAGCGTAATACGTGGTACGGGACCGATCCGGAGATGACTGCGTCGGCTCTCGGGCTTCACCAGAAGCTCGTTAATGAACGTGGCCCGCAGTATGTGGGTTCCGACGAATATTGGACAGCCGTCGACACAACGATGCGCCGTCGATTCCCCGATTACTTCGGGGAAGAAGAGGCTCCGAAAACCTCTTCGCGCGAAAACAAGAGCGCGAATGTCGTAGCTCCTGCTTCACGCAGCCGGTCCCCCAAAAAGATTGTGCTGAAACAGTCCCAGCTGGCCATCGCCAAGAGGTTGGGTCTTACTCCCGAGCAATATGCTCGTGAACTCATGAAGACGGAGAACTAATATGGCTACTCGTGATACTCATTCCATCGACGACGTCATGGAAACTCTCGGTGAAGCGCGTGCGCCTCGCCAGACGCGTGAAGATACAAAGCGTGTCGAAGTTTGGGCCCCAGCGTCAACGCTGCCCGAGCCAGACAAGCAGCCGGGTTACGCCTATCGCTGGATTCGTGTTTCCACGAACGGTGAGAAGGACCCCCGGAACATTTCGGCCAAGCTGCGCGAAGGTTGGGAACCTGTTAGCATTAGCGAGCAGCCCAAGTTTAGCCTGATGGTCGATCCGGACAGCCGCTTCAAAGACAACGTCGAAGTCGCAGGGTTGCTGCTTTGCAAAGCTCCGATGGAACTGATGCGCCAGCGTAAGTCTTACTTCACTGGTAAAAATCAGTCTCAGATGGAGTCCGTGGACAACAACTTTATGCGCGAGAGCGATGCTCGTATGCCTCTCTTCCGTGAGAAGAAGTCATCGACATCATTTGGCAAAGGCAGATAACAGGAGCTAATTATGGCTTATCCCGCTGTTGAAGCCCCCTACGGGCTTCTCCCGATTAACCTTATCGGCGGTCAGGTGTTTGCCGGTTCCACCCGTCAGATTCCGATTGCTGTCAACTCGGCCACGGCCATCTTCTATGGTGACGTTGTCAAGCTGAACAGCGACGGTACTCTGGACAAGGACACCGGTACGAGCGCCGCTACCCCGGTAGGTGTGTTCCTTGGTTGCACCTACGTCGATCCGACGTTTGGTCTGACCTTCCGTCAGTACTACCCCGGTACCACGAACATCAACGGCATCACGGCCTATGTGCTGGACGATCCCGATGCGCTGTTCAAGGTCGCCGTGGTTTCGAGCGGCACCACCATGAGCTTTATGAACCGTACTTCGGTCGGTAATAACGCTGTTCTGGTGCAGAACTCGGGCCTGACGGCCACTGGTAACAGCCGCGTGGCTGTTAGCTCGACCACCGCAACCACTTCAACGTGGCCGGTGCGCGTTATCGACGTCATCCCCGACACCGCTAGGGCGGGTAACCCCGGTTCGTATACCGAGGTTATCGTCAAGTGGAATCAGGGTATGCACCAGTACCTCAACCCAACCGGCGTGTAAGGAGACTGAACAATGGCAATTTCGCGCGCACAGCTTCTTAAGGAGCTTCTGCCGGGTCTGAACGCCCTGTTCGGCCTCGAATACGCACGCTACGGCGAAGAGCATAAGCAAATCTTCGAAACGGAAAGCTCTGAGCGTTCGTTCGAAGAAGAAACCAAGCTCTCGGGCTTCTCGGCTGCGCCGGTGAAGAACGAAGGTTCGGCCATCGCTTATGACAACGCGCAGGAAGCTTGGACGGCTCGCTACAACCACGAGACGATTGCTCTCGGGTTTTCCATCACGGAAGAAGCCATCGAAGACAACCTGTACGACTCGCTGTCGGCCCGCTACACCAAGGCACTTGCTCGTGCCATGGCGTACACCAAGCAGACCAAGGCTGCGGCTGTCCTGAACAACGGTTTCGACGCCGATTATCCCGGTGGCGATGGCGTGGCTCTGTTCTCGGCTTCGCACCCGCTGGTTGGTGGTGGCACCAACTCGAACATCCCCAGCACTCCGGCTGACCTCAACGAAACCTCGCTTGAGGCTGCGGTCATTCAGATTGCTGCGTGGACCGACGAGCGTGGCCTGCTGATCGCGGCTAAGCCGAAGAAGCTGGTTGTCCCGCCGAGCCTGATGTTCGTTGCGACCCGACTGCTGGAGACCGAACTCCGCGTGTCGACCGCCGACAACGACATCAACGCCATCAAGTCGAACGGCGCTATCCCTGAAGGGTACACGGTCAACCACTTCCTGACCGACCCGGACGCATGGTTCCTGACGACCGATGTGCCGAACGGCCTGAAGCACTTTGTTCGTACGCCGATGGCGCAGAACATGGATGGTGACTTCGACACCGGCAACGTTCGCTACAAGAGCCGCGAGCGTTACAGCTTTGGCTGGTCTGACCCGCTGGGCATGTACGGTAGCGAAGGCGCTGCCTAAGCTAAGTCCTAGGGAAGTTTAGGACTTCGAGACCCCCCGGCGAGAGTCGGGGGGTCTTTTTCTGTCCGCTATAAGGCCGGTGGTTCGTTATCTAGACCTGTAACGTTACCTGTAACTAAGTCTCCTTATCCGTGCTTCAAACCTAGCAGACCACACTTTGTTTTCGCAGGTACATGTTGTAAGAGGATGGTATGACTAGGGCGGAGGCAAAAGCTGCGGGGCTACCCCGTTACCACGGGAGACCCTGTCAAATTCATGGCACGACCGAGCGGTACACCGCAAATTGCGAGTGTTGCGCGTGCGCGTGTGTGAGGACGGCAAAAGACCATCAGAAACATCTAGCTAAACGGCGCGCCGTTAAGGCTGCGTATCGAGTAGAGCACCGGGAGGAGGCCCGCGATAGGTCGGCTAAATGGAGCGCAGAAAACCCCGATAGGGCGCGTGAGCGCGTGGCTATATGGCATAGGGAGAACCGCGATAAGAGTTGCGCCAAGCGCGCTAAACGCCGTGCGGCCTTGGTCAACCGCACACCCGTATGGGCGGATTTAAAAATTATAGCTGAAATCTATGCCGAAGCACAGAGACTGACCGAGACCACGGGGGTCCCGCATCATGTAGACCATATTATCCCGTTGCATGGTAAGACTGTATCGGGGCTACACGTGGAGGGAAATTTGCAGATTCTCACCGCGCAAGAAAACTTGCGTAAGAGCAACCGTGTGGTATAAGTGCGGAACCGGAATTATACCCGTGCCGACTGGTCCGGCAGACGTTGCAGAGACGGTACGGGGGATGTGCTGCTACACGGAGATAAATAATGGCGAATACCACGTTCAACGGTCCGGTACGTTCTGAGAACGGCTTCGAGACCATCTCGATCAACCAATCGACCGGTACGGTTACCGTCACCTCCACCCTTGGCCCTGCCATGTCGGTTACTTCTCTGGCGGCAACTGGCGCTGTCACGGCAGCTTCGGTAGCGGCAACTGGCAACGTCACGGCTGACAGCAACGTCGCGCTTGTCGCTGGCGGCGCTTCTGCGTTCATCGCAACCAACACGGCTGCTGGTATGGGTATGTACGTCGGTTCAGGCGCTCCGACCGTGGCTGCTGCCAAGGGTTCGATCTATCTGCGTAGCGATGGTAGCTCGACGTCGACCCGTCTGTACGTTTCGGATGGTGGCACCACTTGGATCGCCGTAACCACCGCATCGTAATAGCTCAATAGGAGGGCCACCCCTATGGGTATGCAATACGATGTCAAATCCCAACACCGGTCTACTTCAGGTGTTATATACGGTTCCCGCACCCGTCTGAAGGGGGCTATCCTCTCCGCTAACGCAGCTGCGGCAGCGAGGAACGTCCTTTTCATGGACAATAATCCGCAAGCGGGTACGTATAGCATTGCCTCAACCACACTAACAGTTACGGTAGCAAATAATCTCGTTGCCGGTGATAGGGTATTCCTAGATTTTACTAGCGGTTCTGCTGTGGATGGTGCGTATACGGTTGTTTCGGCTGATGCCACTTCCTTCACGGTTACTACGGCGGCATCTGGTACGGGTAACGTGAATGTCTACATGACCGTCTTGCTGGAAGCCGATAGCTATAACGCTGTGG